CTCCTATATTTGGTAGTAATTTTGAATCTACTTTTTCTAATTATGCCAAAAATGGTAATACAGCTAGACAAAGTTTATTAAATTTAAGTAATAGAGATTTAGTTAATTTATTAGAAAAAGATGACAAATTAGCTGCTAACATTGCTGCAGCTTTAGTTGTTACAAGATTTAAGTAATATGGCACAATTTGGTTTTGGATTAAATATAAATAAAACAGCACAAGAAACAGGCTATGATCAATATAAAACTAATTTATTTGAATCATTAGGAGCTGTTGCAAAAGATAACTGGAACTATAATCCAGTAATATCTTTAATGACTTATGGAGATACTCTAGAAGCAGAAAGAGATTCAAAACTACAAAATATAGAGCCTGTAGATAGAAATGTTTTAAACGAAAGATATAAAGATATAGGATTATATTTTGAGCAAGATGAGTATCAATCAGTTGTTAATATTATGGTTGATCAAAAAGAAAAAGAATTAGAGAGACAAAGCATAATTCAAAGAGGACCAAAAGGTTCTTGGAATCCTTTAGATGGTGGTTTTTATGTGGGTGCTGCAAAACTTGCAACAGGTATTGGTGTTAGTTTTCTTGATCCTATAAATATTGGTGTATCTTTTATACCTGTTTTTGGACAAGCTAACTTTGCTAGAGTTGCTGCCGCAACAAGTTTTAGAACTGCTAGACTAGCAAGAGGTGCTGTAGAAGGAGCTGTTGGTGCAACTCTTGTAGAACCTCTTATTTATGGTGTGGCTCAAAAAATACAAGCTGACTACGATCTTGTAGATAGTTTTATGAATATTGGTTTTGGTTCTGTTATTGGTGGCGGACTTCATGTAGGTGCTGGTAAATTAAAAGATATGAAAACTGCTAGAGATTTTGAAGCAAGGATTTTAGCAAACAGAGAAAATTTAAGTACAGTTGAAGGTGGAGAACCAGAGATAAATTTTTATAAAGAATATTATCCTGCTGATAGCGAACTAATGATGAGATTAGAACAAACTGATCCGGAGTTAAGAAAAAAATTATTAGCAAAAGCTATTGGTGATCAACAATTAGATGAGCCAGTAAATGTTACTGATATAGCAAATGCTGATCCTGTAATGAATGGTACATCAACTAAACAACTTGATATACAAATTAATGCAGCAAGAAAAAATATTGAAATAATAAAAAGAGATACAGCATTAATTCTTAAAGAAGGTGGTACAGTTAATAAACAACACTTACAAAAAGCAGTTAAAAAATATAATGATTTACTTGCGGAAAAACGAAAATTAAATAAAGAAGTTAGAACTGAACCTGTAGTTAATGAAGCTAGAATTAATCGTAAAAACATATCAGATGATTTAGAATTAAATTCTGTAAAAGACAGTACAGTAAGAGCAGAACCACAGGATACAAGAATAAAAGTATCGGAAGAAAGATTATTAAAAATAAGAACAGCACAATCTGAAAAAGGATTAAATTTAAAATTTGGTCCAGAAGATACAACATTAAAAGCTGCATCAGAACAATTAGATGAAGTAAATTCTAAATCGCAAGAAATAAAAGATATTGCGGCTGATTATATTAACTGTAGTAATGGAAATTAACAATGGCTAAAAACACCTGTTTAACAAGAGTAGAAAATTTATTAAAAGGTTCTTCAATTAAATCTGTTAAGAGAGATGAAATAATAAATTTAATTAAACAATCAATAGCAGAAAAAAAAAGAGCAGGAATAGATAGTGTTAATGTAGACAAAATTGCTAAAGATGTAACAGAACAAATAAAAGCACAAAAAATACAAGATAAAATAAATGCTGTTAATGATGAAATATTAGTAAGAAAAAAAGTGGAAGAACAATTAGAAAATTTTAAAGATGATCCGGAAAATGGTTTAATATCATTATTAGTTGGTACTAATGAATTAACAACTGGTGCTAGACAATCTGTGGGTGTTGCACAAAATGCTGCACAAGGTCAGTTAATTGCAGGTTTTAATGCTGAACTTAAAAATGCTAATTTAGAAGGTATGTTTGATAAAGCAGATACAAGGCTTCAAGAAGAAATTTCTATAACAATGGAAGAAATTTCTTTAGGCACAGAAATAACAACAAAAAATAAAGATGTAATAAAATTAGCCACAATAATGGAAAATTATTCTGAACTTGTTAGACAAAAATTAAATGCTAGAGGAGCTAACATTGAAAAAATGTGGGGTTATATTGTTAAACAATCTTATGATCAATTTAATGTTAGAGCTGCTGCAAATAGATTAAATAAAAAATTAGAAGAAATAACTGTGCCAGAAAATTTAAAAGGTAAAGATATAAATTATTATAAAAATTTTACAGCATGGAAAAATTTTATAATGCAATATTTAGATGGTGACAGAACATTTGCTAATACAGATGATATAGATAATTTTTTATTAAATGCTTACAATTCTATAGTTGGAAACAAAATACAAATAGCAGAAGGAGCTGGTAATATTTTTGGCACTAAAAATGTAGCAAAAGGTGCAAATTATAAAAGAGTATTACATTATAAATCTGCAAAAGATTGGTTTGCTGTAAATGAAAAATTTGGCACAGGATCTTTAAAAGAAACTTATTTTTCTGGATTAATGACCGCTGGAAGAAACATAGGTATGATAGATTCTCTTGGTACTAAACCAAAACAAAATTTTGAAAAAATTAGATATGCAATTCAACAAAGATTGATAGATGGTGAAAGATTAAATGCTGCACAATCTATATCTTCTTATGCACCATTTGATAAATATATGAAAGTTGTAGATGGAAGTATTCATACTATTGAAGGTGGTAGTATTGGATTTGGTGTAGCAAAATGGTCAGCAATAACTAGAGCTATAGGTAATACAGCTAAACTAGGTGGTGCTGTTATATCTGCTGCTGCTGATTTGGGTATTTATGGATCAGAAATGAAATTCCAAGGTAGATCATTTTTAGGTGGAATGTTTGAAGGGTTTAGAGGTTTAGCAAGAAGAAAAAATACACAAGATAAAAAAGATTTAGTTGAAGGAATGGGTTTTTTAGCAGATGGTGTAGTATATGATGTTTCTGGTAGACACACAGTTGGTGATAACTTAACTAAAGGTTGGACTAGAATACAAAGAACATTTTTTAAATATAATTTACTTTCTTGGTGGACTAACACTTTAAAAGAAAACTCAATGTTAGGTATGGCTAACTATTATGCTAAACAAAAAAATTTAAGTTTTGATAAATTAAATAAACCATTACAAGAATTTTTTGCTTTGTATAATATTGATTCTGTAAAATGGGATGTAATTAGAAAAAATGGAATGGTAAAAGCAGATGATGGAACTGAATTTATTAATATTGCAAATTTAGATCAAATATCAGATGCTGATATAAAAAAAATAACAGGTATAGATAATTTAAGTAAAACAGAACTACAAATAGAAAAAGATAAATTTAAATATTCAGTATCTGGAATATTATTAGATAGATCAATCTATGCAGTTATAGAACCAGATGCTAGAGTAAAAGGTATTATGACACAAGGTTTATTAGCAGGAACTGGTATGGGTGAAGCTATTAGATTTTTAGGTCAATTTAAAGCATTTCCAATGTCTATTATGAATAAAGTTTTAGGTAGAGAAATGGCTTATATAAGAAAAGGTAAAAGGTTAGGTGGTTTAAGTACAGATGCTGGTAGAGCAGAAATAGGAAGAGGTATTAGAGGAATGGCTGCACTAATTATAACTTCTGGTTTTATGGGTTATATGGCAATGACTATGAAAGATTTACTAAAAGGAAAAGAACCAAGAGATCCTACAAAATTTAAAACAGTAATGGCTGGTTTTTTACAAGGTGGTGGATTGGGTATATATGGAGATGTATTATTTAAAGAACAAAGAGATGCAGGTTCTGTTATTGCTGGTTTAGTTGGTCCAGCTCCTACAACAGTAGTTGATCTTGGTTTAGCACTTCAATATGCTCTTCTTGGAGAAGGCGGAAAATCTGGTAAAGCTGCTTATAGAGCAATAAGTTCTAACATACCTTTTTTAAATTTATTTTATTTAAAAATAGCATTTGACTATTTAATAGGTTTTCAAATCATGGAAACAGTAAATCCGGGTGTTTTAAAAAGAGTAGAAAGAAGAATGAAAAAAGACTATAATCAAGAATATCTATTTACAAAACCATCAACAAGTAATAAAGGTTTTTAAGTTATGACAGTATCAACTACAATTATTAAAAACTCCCATAATGGTAATGGTAGTACAACTACCTTTGCTTATCAATTTAAGATCCTTCAAGATTCTGATCTACAGGTTATTATAAGATCATCTGATGGA